TTCGCCAAGCGGCACATTTAAACGTTTTGCCATTTGAACTTCGCTTGCGCTAAGTTTGACTTGACGTTTGCGCCCAGAACTATCACTTCTTCCAGCTGGTGCAACATTCTGTTGCATTTTGCTATTAGACTTGACTTCATCACCTGTTGAGAATTTGTGAGGAAATTCAGTTCTGATACGTTTATCTATCTCATCATAATATGTAGTATCAGAAGTGTCAAAGCCCTCTTCTTCAATTAATTTACGATGAATGTTAAAAGCGGCTAGGGTCATTGTCTCATCTTCACCAAACCACTCATTTTTACTAGCCCAATTTTCTGCTTCAGGGTCTGGTTTAGCTGGTTGCTGAACTGGAGCCTGTTGCTGTATTGGAGCTTGGTAATTTTGATAGCTAGTTGTTTGCTCAACCTGTACTGGTTTGCTATTAACTAGCCTGCTTTCTTCTACTGTTATCTTATCAAGAATACCCTGAGCCTTTGTTACCTTGTCCCAGTCTTGCTCTTGATAAGCATTTTTTAAAACTGCATTAGCTTGCGCTCTTTGAGAATTTAATCTGTTTTGAGCTTCTGATAAATAATTTTTATTTAACTGTGTGCTGCTTTGTTTTAATTGTTGATTTTCTGCTTGCAATGATTGAGCATATTCATAAGCAGAATTAGCTGCTCTTTCCTGCTCTCTCATTTTCTTAGTAAGCGTAGCTATTCTTTTCTGAACGCCTTTAGAATAATCTTCTAACTCGTCTTCTTTTTTAACTTGCTTATCTTCTTGCTCAGAAACATTTTCTATAGCAACTTCTGATTCTTTATCATCAGAAGATTCCTCTGCTTCTAGCTCAACAATTTCCCCATCTTCAATAGGTTCTTGTTGTAATTCTTCATTCATTTCTGGTTCTTGCATGAGTCCTCCTCACGTTATGCGCTAACAATGTCATCGGGGTCGTCAATAGTCGCGATAACTTCGTCGTCGTTTATAATACGGCACTCTGCATCATCGCCAAGCTTAAACCTGGCTCCTGCATATCTACCAATTAGCACCCAATCTCCTTTTTTACACCAAGGAGTATCTCCAAATTTGTTTTTGTCTGAATAGCACATAGGACCCATTTTAACAACGTAGGACACTACGGTTGCTAAGGATTCTCTATCGACTGTTTCTTTAATTAATTGTATGCCGCCTTCGGTCACACCTTTGCCTTTATATGGCAATATAAGTATCCTCCAACCAGTAGGTTGAGGCATTCTTTCTAGAAATGATTTATCAAGTAAGGATGGGTCCAATACTCTTTTTGAAGCTTCTGTATAAGCGTTTTCTACTTCTTTAACCGCTTCTGGCTTCTTTTCTTTTTCAATTTTTTCAGCTTTTTGTAGATTTTCTCTTTCTACTGCTTTTGCGACATGGTCAGGAACTATTACCTTGCTCATCGTTTTCTATCACCTTTTTTAGCAACTCTCTAAGTTCAGATTCTAAGTCGGCGAGAGAATTGTAGCGCCCACGTAGATAATGATACTCTTCAACGTCTTTAGCACCATTCATAATGGCTACTTGAATATCATCTTTCTTTTCACCAATCCTTTTTTTCAGCTGTTCAGACAGCCAAAGAATTGACATTTAATATATACCAGAAAACTTGCCGCCAAATTCAGCAGCGCCCATACCTCTAGCTTTCCCCTTACCCATTCCTGGAGTAGAAGAAGCTTTAGTTTTTTTAGGTGCTTCTGAAACAGCTTTAAATGGCACGGAACCCTTATTAGAGTAACCTTGTTTTCCTTTTAATACTTTTATATTTTTCATAAGTGTACTTTACAGCCCTTTTAAACCAATATCAATTAATTTTAATTCTTTTTGTTGGTCCATTCTATCTCTAGTCGTATCATCTTTTAGTTCTGCTATATCTTTTTGAGCTTGTATTCTTTCTACATCAATTTTATCTTGACGTAATTTTTCTTCCATTCTCATTCTTTCTTTAGATTCAAATTGCTCTTGGTCTTGAGACAACTCTTGTCCTTTAAGAGCAAGTTCTTGTTTTCTAATAGTAACAAGTGGGTCTTCCTCTGGTGGAGTTGATACTTGTTGAGAGAATTGTTGCATTAGTTCAGACATAATTGGCGAACTAAATTGAGCTAACATAGCCTGAGCTTGCTGCATAACTGGAGCTGCTTCTTGAGGTGGCATTTGTTGAGCTTGTTGTTGCATTTGTTGATACTGCTGCATAGCTTCTGGAGGCATTTGCTGTTGAGCAATTGCATCTGCTTTTAATTGTAAATGCTGCATGATATGTGAATGTATATTTCCTTGTATCTGAGCATTCATCTGAACAGGAGCCATATTTAATAAGGACACGTGAGTAGCTATATGTGCATCATGGTCTTGCTCTGGAAATGCTTGAGCTGGCCCACCCATCATAAGACCACTATTTTCCATACCAGACTCCATTGGTTTAGGAGTTGTATCTGGTGGTGGCATAAGTAACTGGTCTATATTATCTGCACCTAAAGCAGCATACATTCTTCTGTAAGCTTCATAAGTTCCACCAGGACCATGTATTTCTGGATTGGATTGAACTAACTGCATCATTTCTTGAGCCATAACTATTCTTTGGCTAGTAGAAAATATGTCTGGATTGCTTACTGGGAATATATCTACCCTGTCATCAAAGTCTTGTTGCTTAACTTGCATATTACCACCTGATACTGCGTAAGGATAAACAGGAGGCAGACTATCTTTAAAAATAGTGGCTAATAATCTAAATTCTTTCTTTTGACCGTTATGTAATCTTTTATGAATAGCAGATAATACTTTGCTTGATTTTTCCATAAGAGCCAAAGTAGTTCCTACAGGAGCTTGAGAGTTACCTTCACCAATATTAGTATCTGCTATAGAAGCAAATCTTTGTCCAGATTGTACTAATAACCCTAATAAGTTAAGTAAAGTACCACTTGGTTCTTTAAATGGTAATGGCTGAATAGCATCTCTAAGAGAGCCTGCAGGAGCGTCAACATCTCTAAACTCACCTGGTTGTATTGGGGTATCTTCATCTCTAATTCTAATACCACGAGTTTTGAAACCAGCAGGTAAGTTAGCTAAAGTACCAGCATCAATTAACTGTCTAACAATAGATGTAGAAGCCTTAGATAAACCACCTATCATGTGTGTTAAACCAAATCCATAGAATCCTAAACCAGGAAGAAATTTAAAGTGAACAAAGTATTCAGTCTTTTTCTTCATTGGGTCTTCTTCTTTGAAGTTTCTTCTAATGGCCAAAATGTTTTCACTATTAGAGTCTATCGTTACAATATAAGGTAGCTTAACCCCACTAGGCTCACCATCTTGACCTATATCTTCAAAGCCTTCTAAATCTAAATTACAATGAACTTCATATAGAACAGATACTTCACCATCATCATAACTTGGCTCCATACCTTCTAACTTTTCTTTTTCTGATTGTATATCTGAATTTAAAGTAACGTTATCTCCAGACTCAACATCTACATTTTTGTAAAATCCAATAGCTTGTAATTTCCTTACATCATTTTCTGGCATCTTAACAACATGAGTAATTCGCGAACAAGTTTCTAGGTCAGTTGTATAGTAAGGAACAATTAAATCTTCTGGAGCTACAAACTTTGATACAGGTCTGCCTAACGTTTCATCGTAATAAACTTTCTTAAATGCAGAACCTGCAAGAGGTAGATAAAAAAGCATCTGGTCTAATTCTTCATCATATTCTTCCATAACATGAAGAATTTGATAGTTCATAAACTCTTTAACTCTTTGGGCTTGTTCTTCAACCAAACCATCATAAGCACCTATTACTTGAGTTTTAACAGGGCCTCCAGCTGGTAATAATTCTTTATATGCTTGCGCTTGGAATTGAGTAACAGATTCTCCTAACAACGGATGAATAACACCACTAGCACCTGCAAAAGGCTCAGACCTATTATCGTCAAACTTCATACCTAAATACTTTAATCCATCTGTATAAGTGTTTTCCCAATCTTGTCTAGATGATTTGTCACTTTCAATAGCTCCTACTAACTCTATATAAATAGTAGAAAGTTCTTGAGGTGATATAACCTCTGCTAAGTTTTCTGCAAAACCCACTTCTGGCATCATTGGCTCTTCTGGACCTAATATTGCAGAACCGTCTGCTTGCATTTGTACTTCTTCTTCGTTGCCCATAGCTTCTAAGACTTCAATAATCTGAGAGTCCACACCACCAACATCTTGAGTTGTACTTGTATCTATTATTTCTTCTGAAAATTGTTTTTCTATTGCCATTTTATAATCTCATCAATAATATGCCCTAAGAGGTCTTTGCCTTTCTTTGTCTTCGTAATCGCTTGCTAAAGAAACAAAACCACCTTCACGAAAACGCATCAGGGCTTGGGTCATAGTATCACATAAATCATCGTTAGCTCCAAATGGAAATGACGCACATTCCTCTATCATATCCTCTGCAAAGGTCTTGTTAGGTGCATACACCATTCCTGATTCAAAGATAGGAGCAACCGAGTGCATTCTAGAATGTTTATCATGGCCTCTGGTTGGAGAGTAATTAACAACAGGAATACCTATTCGCCGTAGTTCTTGAGTAAGCGGAGTTCCAGATGCTTTAGCTTCGATAAGAACCATATCGCATTCCCAATAAGTGTACTCACGCATAGCTATTTCTTTTAGCTCTGGAAAATCCCATCGACCTTTTTGACAGTCTAATAAGATTAAACAATCAGGAGAATCCTCTGAGGGTTTAAAAACACCCCAAGTTGATATGGCTGAAAAGTCAGCAGTTTGGCTTTTAGAAAACGCAGTATCGTATGACTGCATAATATATTTAACAGGTGGTATGCTCTTATTAGTCCAGCGCTTCCACCAGTCTCTTTTTATAATGGCTCCTTCTTCAGCTGTAGGATTCTGCATCCACTGAGCATTCCATTTAATTCCAGGAATAGAAGATTTAACTTTTAATAATTCATCTTTAGGCCAGAACTCAGGCCACAAAGGATTATCTGTTTCTGGAAAAATAGCAGGAAACTCTATCATCTCCCATTGGTCAGCAAGTGCTTCCTTTTGCGACTCTAATAACTTGGCTGTTAAATCTATAGAAGACCAACGCGTCATAACTAATACTATAGCTCCACCAGGCTGTAAACGCTGTCTAGGTCCAGAGGTATACCATTCCCAAGCAGATTCCAAAGCATTAGGGCTAAGAGCGTCTTGCTCTGAATGAGGGTCGTCAATAATTAATAAATCCGCACCCCTACCAGTAACAGCACCACCTACACCAGCTGCGAAGTATTCGCCGCCTTTGTTGGTTTCCCAACGTCCAGCTGATTTGTTATCTGCTTGGAGTTTAACTTCTGGGAATACGTCTTTATATTCTTTTTGGTCCATTAAGTTTCTGACCTTACGACCAAATCGTACGGCTAGTTCCCCTGTATGGGTTGTTTGCATAATCTTCATCTTGGGTTTCTTACCCATAATAAATGATGGGAAAAAGGTAGATGCAAATTCTGATTTAGTATGACGAGGAGGCATATTAACAATCAAACGTTTAATTTCGCCTGTTGCTACTTTGTTAAGTTTTTCTGCAAAAATCTTATGATGACGACCACATATAAATTCTGGCCACATGTGTTCCACGTAGGACAAAAAATCGTTTTGGCATTTATCTTGGGTTTCAAAGCCGTCAAGCTTTTCTTTGAGCATCAGAGCTTCTTTTAACTCTGTCTCGGTTAGCTGCGAGAAGTTCATTTTTTATCTAGCCAAGTCTACTAAACATCATACTTTCTGGGCCTTGAGTTTGCATTTCAGGCATCTGTCTTGCTACGTCATTTTCAATTCTTCTATCAAGGCCATAATTACCAATCCTCACTGGTTCGCCTCTTATCGCACCTGCTATAGGCATCGGCTGAGGTCTAACTGGTCTAATACTATTCAAAGGAGGTCTTACT